ATTTGTTGGTTTAAGCGCGGTGGGCTTACAAGTACACTTTTATAGTGCTGCAGAACAGTTTGAAGCAAGTTGGAACGGCAACACAAATACGTTAAATATACCGTTTAATCCTACAGGGCAAACCAGTAGTTCTGGTAGTGTAACAGTATACAACTCCAGTGCATCTACGGTGAGTGCATCCACATTCTATACATTAAAGTTAGAGTTTAGAACAATAGGTAGTAGCCGTTATATGGATTTTTACTTAAATAATAACCTACAAGGTAGCTTTAACATAACAGGCCTTAACTTTGGCGGTACATATTGCGCAGTCGGTGCTTATACAGGTGGTTCTACTTCAAACAACTATTGTAGAAGTTTCCGTATAGATCAGTAATATAATGTATGATAATAGGAAATATTAGTACAGGTAATACTGTTTTTTACGATGTCACCCCAGTACCTACATTAGCAGGTAGCTTATTATTTACAGGGGGCAGTACTAGCCACGGTGGTTCATATTTAAGTCTCAGTCCAGGTATATCTATAGCTGGTGGTGCCTACACTATTGAAGGCTGGTTTCAATTACCTAATTTTACTAACGCTTACGGTATAATGGGTGCTAATGCTGTATGGGGTTTGAGTTTATTTGTTACTAATTCTACCACCATAACCACAGATAGTTATGGCGGTCACGGGCAGTTTTCATATACAGTTCCTACGATGAGTGTAAACAAGTGGTATTATTTTGCTTTAACAAGAAATAGTAGTAATCAAGAAACGCTATTTCTTGGAAGTACACCAGGTCTTTCTGCAGCTAGAAGTTCATCTGGTGTGCAAACAAATACTATAAATTACTATACGTCATCAAACCCTACTAACGATATTGGAACATATTACGGACAAGAATGGCCGGGTTATATGACTAATTTGAGAGTTGTAGTCGGTTCAAATGTTTATGACCCAACACAAACAAGTATTACAGCACCGAACGCTCCATTAACCGCTATAACTAATACTCAATATTTAATGTTAGGTGGTGCGGTAACAACTGATAGTAGCGGAATACAAACAGTAACAAGTCACGGTACAATAACTCAATCATCAACAAAGCCGTTCTAATATGTATATAAACAATCTTACTGCAATAAACGAAACCTTTGTTGAATATACCTCTGTATATACCGGTACAGATGCTATATTAAACGCGTTAGTTACTGCATCTAGTATTTCTGCTTATAATGCAGCAGCAATAGGTACTTGGGTAACTGTTACAAGTGCTGATTATTTTAGTGTTATAAACAATGTTGCAGGTACAACAACATCTGGTATGTTAGCGCGCGAGTTGTCATCTACGTATAATAATGCATTTTCCCCTGGTTATGCAACTGTCACTAACACTACATATTCTTCTGCAGCGGGTGGTACATACTTTATTGCATTTGCTGCAAGACCAGCAGCTGCTAATGCCACTGTTTGGCCGTTATATTCTTATACCTGGGAAGGTACATACTACAGTATATTAAGTGCACAGGGTAATGGTAATAACACTACAACTAACACATACTGGGTAAACAAAAAGCCTACCACAAATCTTTCAGCTACCGGTTATGTGGGGGTAGGTATGAATGTAAATTCAAGCTGGTATAATAATACTTCTGATCCAGACTTTATAGCTGCATATAGCTCTCCATCTAACCAACACATTGTCACCCCTCCAGGTAGTGCGTACTGGACTGGCCCGTGGACATCATATGCAGCTGCGTATCCGTACTTCCAAATAGTAGGTACAACAACAAAGCAGTGGTAATTTAACAAATCCAGTATATAATAACAGTTAACAGTGTAAATAATATATAAATGGCTCAACCACAGCAAAACTTTTTTCAGAAATCTTTTAACAATTTTGTTAATAAGATGCCGTATAACGCTAACTCAACCGTTATAGATAATATATCCGAACTCAACCCTAAGTTTGAAACATTCTGGAAAATTGGTACCACTCAACAAGAAAGAAACCTAAGACAAGCAGTATCCGTAGTGCAGGACCCTAAAGACCCTGCAAGCAATTTAAACGGTATTATTGTTGACAAAGGATACCACGATTATCTTTATGCTTTAATAGATACAGATAAAGGTAAAAGAGTTGCTGATTATCGTATTATGGCTTCTTATGCGGAAATTAGTCACGCATTAGATGAAATTTGTGATGAATTTTTAGTAAAAGATGAAAGAGGACATTATGCTACTCTTTACACTAACGAAAAATTAGATAATGTACAAAAGAAAGAATTACAAAAAGAATTTCAGCACGTTATCGAATTGTTTAACCTTGATAACAGAGGCTGGGAATACTTTAGAACGCTTTTAATTGATGCTGAAGTATTTTTTGAAAACGTAATTAACGAAGAGAATAAAGAAGCTGGTATTATTAGTTTAGTACAGATACCTACAGAGCATATTAATCCTATTTTTGATAATGTTCAGAATATGATCATTAAAGGGTTTATATTACGTAAACCTGTACCTAAGGACGAGAGTACTGCAGGTTTTAATATAAACAACAGAGGTCCTTCTGGTGGTCCAAAGAAAGACGGTATGGAGCTTATACCTCTTGAACGCCACCAAGTAACCTATTTTCACTCTCATACCTGGAACGAAAGCAAAACAATTCGTTTACCTTATCTCGAGGTAGCTCGTCGTGCATATAAACAACTAAGCTTAATTGAAGATAGTATCGTTGTTTACCGTTTAGTTCGTGCACCAGAGCGTTTAGCATTCTACGTTGACGTTGGTAATATGCCTGCAGCAAAAGCAGAAGCTTATTTAAAACGTTTGATGCAGAATTACTGGTCTAAACGCACCTATGACAATCAACAAGGTGGTAATGTAAATGTTTACGATCCCCAATCAATGTTAGATAGCTATTGGTTTGCTCGTCGTAACGGTCAAGACGGCACTAGAGTAGAAACCTTAAAGGGTGGAGATAATTTAGGTAAGCTAGAAGATTTAAATTATTTCGTAACAAAGCTTTATAAAGCTTTACGTGTACCTTCAAGCAGATTAATGCCTGATACAAAATTTGCCGATGGTGCTGAAATTTTTAGAGAAGAACTCAAATTTGCAAAACTTATTATTAGAATGCAAAGACACTTTGCATCTACTATTAAAGATACGTTCATTACACATCTTAGACTTAAAGGGTTATGGAAAGATTATAAGCTAAGAGAAAATGATATCGCGGTAATGTTTAACCCTCCTTCGCAGTTTGCTGCGATGAGAGATCAACAATTAACTGAACTTAAGTTTAAGAACTTCGGTGCTGCTACTCAAGCCCCTAACACAATTTCTACATCATATGCTCTTAAAAAATATATGGGATGGAGTGATGATGAGATTCTTGCTAATAGAGAATGGTTAAAGAAAGACGCAGCGTTTGGTTGGGAAGTTACTCAAATTACCAATCTTGGTAAAAACTGGAAAGAAGCTCTTACACAAGGTGCTGGAGCTGAAGCCGGTGCTGCACCAGCAGGGGTTGGCGGAGGAGGTGGTGGTATTGGGCCTGGAGCGGGTTCAGCACCAGCATTCGGTCCTGGTCCTACCGGTGGTCCTGAAGCAGGAGGTCCAGAAGCAGGTGGTCCTGAAGCTGGAGCACCAGCAGTTACACCAACACCAACAGGTGGCGGGGGTAGTGCTTTACCTAAAGCTTAATTAACCTAAGAAGAATAGAGGTGGTGATTGATCTTCCTGCTTACCACTCTTTAGTTCGTCTTCTAGAGCTTTCTTTTCTGTAGTACCTTGATTCATTAGCTCTTGATACTGTAAAGTACCTTGACCGAATAATTGAGTACCACCAAATTTACCACGGGTATTGGCTATAGCGATTTTAATTAAAGCTTTAGCATATTCCATTACCCAACGCTCTTTTACGAGATCTTTAATTGGACGTTCAAGGTATACACCAATACAGGCCCAATAACGAGTGCTATTAACAACAGAGTTAGGTTCTGGGGTGATACGTAAAACTTGTGTGCGCGGGTCAAAACGACAGTACTGCTTTTGCGCGAATAGTTTTTCACGAGTTTTTAACCAATCTTTTAATACGTGCCAGGTAATTAAGTCAAACGCTTTACTACCTAATGAATATGCAAAATGCATTTGTTGTGCTAATGATTGCTCAATGGTGAATAGTGTATTAACACCTTCGTTTGTACCTTCTTGAAAATTATAAATGTCTATTACTTTTCTATAAGAATTTAAATCATAGTCCCAACCAGATTGAAATGTAGAGCTTAAAGAGGAAAGTTCAGGATTCAGTGTACTACAAATAAGAGTATCTAATTTTATACCTTGACCTGGAGTGTAAAGAGTGCTATCAAATACAATTAGTTCTTCTGTGCCTGGTGTAAAGCGTGTAAACATTTCGATTGAATAAGCAATCATATCATACACAGCAACACAAGCCACTTCAAGATTAATTAACGGTGCACCTAGCTGAAAAAATATACGTTCAGCTAACATATCGTAACTTTGAATACGATTGTTTAGATTTGTTGATAGAAAATCTGATGGGCCTACAGTACTAGAAGGATTAGCCATACCTATACTTAGGAGGCCTTAAGCTTAGTGAGTACTCTTTTTAATAGTTCTTTAGCAGATACGAAAGCCTCTGCTTGATATGGCCTATCCCACCAAAACCCGTATTGATCTGGTCGTAGATACTTGCGATCTTTAAGTATATTAGTGTTCCACTTATAACCATATATTTCAGGATCGGATTGACCAAATAAAACAAATCCGTTTGGTATTTTATAGTATGAACAGAAATGATTAATAAAATTGTCTACCGAAAACCAAGCATTACAGGTTTTAACCTCTTTCAATAAAGCTTCTTGAGAAAGGTTGTGTAATATTTTAGTGATACCTTTCAATTGTTCTTCTCCTGCTACCCCAATTTGTATAATTTCTGCATCAGAATACTGTTTTTTAAACAGCTCTATAAACTCTTCCCAGTACGGATAATTTTTAGGGTTAACCATACTAGGGTTAACATTATTTTTAAATGTCTCTTTAGGTAATTTTTGTGAGTAAGGACTTATAATGATTTTCATAAGTGTAACTTTCTATATGCGTCAGTCACGCTGCCCTTCCAGTTATTATCAAACATATACTTGTAAGCATTGTGTGCGTCTTTGTTAACAAACGGTGCACCCTCTGTTAACGAACATAATATAATACGTTCATCTCTTATGTCCCAGAAAGTATCAGGATAACAACAAGCAATAACTAATTTACAATCTCTATATCTACTGAATAATTCAGGCATTAAATGCTTAAACGCATAGTGATCCCCTCGACCGCTATCTAAGTAGTAGAACCTATAGTTTGTGATTTTAATACCCCACTCTAGTAGTTTATTACGAAATATGACTTCATCGTTATGAGTCATATCATTTTGATCGCTTCGAATACCCCCAGAACTAAAATGATAGTGCCAGGTTGTAAGCCCTAGTAGTGCTACTAATTTCCAACCGGCACGATACATTTCATATGTAAAGATTGTTTCTTCTCTATGCCCTTTTCTCGAAAGAGTCATTTCGTAGCCGTGTTTAGCAGCTGCTACTCTATACATAAAAGTACTACCCTGTAAGTGCTCAACCTCTTTAGCTCTTATACCTTTAGGGTAAAAAGCCCATTGAACATTCATACCTAGAAATATATCTTCCATTTTGTTGGAAGCTAATATAGAAGGTTCCATTGCTCCTTTAGGATCTACTATAGATGGACCAATAGCCCCGACTTTCGGATTAACACTAATATAATCATACATTACTTCAAGCGTATTAGGTAATAAAATGTTATCATCATCTATACGCCATAGGTAAGTTGTATCGCAGGTTGATCTAGCTCTTTCGTGGTTAGCTACCTGTCCTATTCTTGCACCTGGTTCCCAGTACCACTGGATACCTGAATGTAACATAGCGCTTAGGATATTATTAAGTACATCGTTTTTACGTGGATCCTCAAATTCATCATTATCATCATATATAATAACCTTGCAAGGTTTTTTGTTTTGTGATAAAATGGATGATAATACAAGCGGAAGTGTAGTGTTATTTCGGTTACGCGTAGAAACCGTAGCTGTTACATCGTTAAGTATCATTACACATATTTTATACTAACTTATTAAAAATACCAGTAATTACATAGTTTTTTAGCAAGGATGCATAAGTATAATCGATGTTTTACAAACTTATAACTCAGACCCCTATCTGCGAAGGTCTAGATTATTTAATCGAAGAAGGTAATAAAGACAAACCTGCGAATATTTATGTTTCTGGGGTTTATATGGTAGCGGAAGAAAAAAACCGTAACAATCGTATATACAGCCGAGAAGAAATGGCTCAAGAAGTTGAGCGCTACAATAATGAATTTGTTAAAACAAGCAGAGCTTTAGGTGAACTTGAACACCCAAATAGTGCTAATGTTAGCAGTGAAAGAGCTTGCCATTTGATTACCGAACTCCGTATGGAAGGTAATGTAGTAAAAGGTAAAAGCAAGGTACTACGCACCCCACTAGGAGAGATTATGAGATCTCTAGTTATGGATGGTGTTAAAATGGGTATGAGCTCAAGAGCTTTAGGTACAGTTGAGGACAAGGGCGGGGTCAACTATGTTAGTAATATGAAACTTATTACTGTTGACGCTGTTGCTGACCCTTCTGCACCAGGTGCATTTGTAAATGGTATATTAGAGTCTAAAAGCTTTATTATTAAACAAGATGGTCGTTATGAGGAATGTTACGATACTTTCGAAAATAAACTCAATACATTGCCTAAAAAGGATGTCGACCTATATCTAAGAGAGCACATTATTCGCTTTATCAACAACCTTAAATAATATGAATCAAAAGAAACAAATTGCTAGCTTTATTAAACACGTAGTTGATAATAACTACTCTGCTGCTAATTCATCCTTACAAGCAGTAGTGAATGAAAAACTTAAACAACGCATACAAAAAGCGGATTTAGCTATTACAAATAAAAGCGCAAAAAAATCCTAATAATAAGGTACAATTTACTAAATATTTAATACGATATGAGCCAAGACATTTCCACAATTCTTAAAGAGGCAACAAAAGACATCCTTTCCGAGGAGTCGCTGAAGGCAGTTTCTGAAGCTGTAGAAGCGAAAGTTAACCTCGCGGTTGAAGCTGCTTTAGTCCAACAGGACGAAGAGTATTCTTCAAAACTTGAAAAAGTTCTAGAAGCTATTGATGCTGATCATACAGCAAAACTTACCAAAATCGTCGCTCGTATCGATGAAGTACACGCTTCACAGTTCCAAAAAGCGCTAAACAAGATTGATGTAGATCATTCGTTTAAGTTAAAAAAGCTCATTGGTCTCTATGAAAACGCTCTTAAGGGCGGTGCAGATGAATTTAAGAAGTCTGTAGTAGATAATGTATCTTCTTATCTCGAACTTTATCTTGATAAAGCAATTCCTTCAGAACAAATTGCTGAAGCTACCCAAAACACTCGTAACACAAAGATCATTGATGAAATTAAGCGTTTAGTAAGCCTCGATGAAACATTTGTTAATGAAAACGTAAAAGAAGCTTTAGTAGACGGAAAGAAACAAATTGATGAAGCTAATACACGTGCTGCACAAGCTGCAAAAAATGCTCAACTTTTATCTGAAAAAGTAGAAAAGTTAGAAACAAGCCTTCTTTTAGAAAAGAAAGTATCAACATTACCAGCAAACAAAAGAAACTACGTACAACGTGTTCTAGCTGAAAAGAGTGCACAATATATTAACGAGAACTTTAATTATGTTCTTGAAATGTATGACAAGAGAGAAGAAGAAAATCTTCAAACTCTTAAAGAATCCACAAAGCCAAAATCTCAAGGCGTTGATGTTATTACAGAATCTAAAGAAGTAAAGAACGTATCCAAGTCTTTCAGTTCTGCTGGAGATGACGATAGCGGAGAAAAGTTCGTTGCTGAATCTTACGTATCACTACTTAAGAATAAGCTCGTCTAATAAATAAATCAGATTTTTTATCCTAAAGCCCGAGAAATCGGGCTTTTTTTTGTAAGTATATCTACACGTTGAAGCGATGTCTATCGCTTGAGGTAATGTCAGTTTATAAAATTATTAGATATGAAACAAATTAAACCTTCCCAATCCTATATTGATAAGGATCGCGCAAGCCAGCTCTTAAAGAAATGGCAACCATTGCTCGAGCACGCAGATGATGCAACTCCAGCAATCAAAGACGATCACACAAAACTAAACACTGCTATTCTTCTTGAAAATCAAGAAAAGTGGTGCTTTGAAGCTACCAACTCCGCAGGTGGTGGTGGTGTTTTCGGTTCTGATGGCTATGCTGGTGGTGGTCGTTCAAGCGACTTTTATGCTTCCGGTGATGCTCGCTTACCGAAGATCCTTATTCCAATGATCCGTCGTACTTTCCCAGAATTGATCACAAACGAAATCGTTGGTGTTCAAAGAT